AACAAACAGCTACACTGACTTATCAAATCTTCCTACACTATTTGACGGCAACTATAATAGTTTAACTAATAAGCCTTCGGCAAGTGTAGCAGCATGGGCAGATATAACTGGCAAACCAGTTATTGCATCTAATTTAAGCCAATTAACAAACGATACAAACTTTGTTACTAATGCACAAGTTACTATAAGCTCTTCACAAGTAAGCGGACTTGCGGCTGTTGCTACAGGTGGTTCTTGGACTGACTTGACAGACTCAGCACAACTTATATCAAGAGCAGAAATAGCCGGTGGAACATTAACAATTGATGTAAACAACACTGGTGACTTAGAAGGTAGCGTGTTTAGTACAGATGGCGGCACAAAACTTATAGACGGCGTTACAAAAAGTGGTGCACTTGTAAACTTAGATATAACCGGCGACATTACCGGTAACATTATTGGAGATCATACAGGAACACATATTGGTGACGTATACAGTTCAGATGGTATTAAACAAGTGCTGTTCTCGGGCAATACGTTTGAAGAAGATGCACTATTTAGAGGTAACGTTTCAGGACAGCTTTTTGCACCAGATAACTCTTCTGTGTTAGTATCCAATGACGGTATTCACTATGGAGACTTTAGAGGTAATGTAGTTGGCGATGATAGTTCAATTATGGTCGACGCTGTTACTAATAGTGTAAATGCAGGAACAATTGTAGCAACTACTAAGTTCATTGGTAATGTAGAAAGCACATCAACACTAACTCTTACAGCACTAAGCGGTATTACACTTTCGCCAGCTGGGCCTATAAACATACCAAATGCTACTACAATATCATTAAGTGCAACAAGCACTATTGGTATTGGAGCGACAAATGATTTAACATTAACATCATCATCAGGCAATGTTGTTGTACAGGATCATATAAGTATTACAAACTTAAAAACATTAGTTGCTGGAGCAGCTGACTATGCTGCATTCCAGTCAGCAATTGCGGCATTATAACGGAGACACAAATGGCAATAGGATATATCAATACAGGAACAATTGCAAACGACGGCACCGGCGATGATCTTCGTGAAGCATTTACAAAAATAAATGACAACTTTGAAGAACTAGATTTAAGAATTATAGAAGAAACGGTTATACAAAACAATGGTAGTATAGGCGAAAGTTTATACACAGGCAAAGATGATAGTATACACGGCTTCAAACGACTTAATGCAGGAAATAATGTTACACTAACATCAACTGAAAATACTATTACAGTTAATGCAGATGATGCATTAGATTCTTTAATTGTTGTAAGTGATAGTGGAACAATAACTGTAGCGCCAGGGCAGACTATGAGTGTGCATGGCGGAGAAGGCATTGGCACAAGAGTTAACGGACAACAGTTGATTGTCGACCTTGATACTACTGGAGTTGTTGCAAGAGATTTAACACCATCACTTAGTGGGACACTAAGTGCAAACAATAATAATATTATAGGCGCAGGCACAATAACAGCTACAACAGTTAATGCTTATATTGAAGGTCTAGTATATGGGTACGATGTTAGAGAATTTGGTCCATATCTAAGTGGGTTTGATTTTGGTAGCATTCGAAATACTTACAATAATGCTTTAGAGTTTATCTTAGCTACAGTAGACCTTGACTTTGGTGGTGTAACACCGGACACTGGTGATACTGTAGATCTAGGCTTTATTGTATAATAAGGAATAAAATATGGCGAATCTATGGAGTCAACCTTCAGGAACATTACTTGCTAACTTAGAAGAAAATGTTACCATAACTGTGCCATTACCGGTACTTAACAGATCAACTGTTAGTCTAATCAGTGGTTCGTTGCCACCTGGTACACGGATTGCAGGTAACAACATAGTAGGAACACCGTACGAAGTAGCAAGAAAAATAGAATATAGATTTGTACTACGAGCTATACTTGATAAAACTATAAACGATAGAACATTTAAAATATCAGTAGTTGGTGAAGATGCTCCGGACTGGGTTACAGATCCAGGACTACTTCCAGTAGGTAATAATAATACATTTTATATACTAGATAGCTCACCAATTGAATTTCAACTATTAGCAACTGACGAAGACACTCCAACAGGACAGACATTAGAATACTTCATAGGTGATGGGGATGGTGAATTACCGCCAGGTACAGAACTAACAGCAGATGGTCGTATTATTGGCATTGTTGATCCTATCCTAGCAATAGAAAAAGGTTTATTGTATAGTTATGGAACATATGACACAGCACCGTACGATATAATTAATGGCGGATATGACTTTGGTATTAAAAGTTCAAATGGTTTTGATAGTTTCTATTATGATACTACAACATGGGACTTTAGTTATAGTGAGAAACCTCCTAAGAAATTAAATAGATATTATCAATTTACAGTTAATGTAAGTGACGGCGATACAATATCAAGACGTACATTTAGAATCTTTGTTGTTGGTGACGATTTCTTTAGAGCGGACAACACTATATTACAAGTTGGTACAGGAACATTTACAGCAGACAACACAAACCTTAGAACACCTATATGGGTTACACCAGGAGACTTAGGTGTTAAACGTGCAAACAACTATGTTACTATTCCGTTGGATATTATTGATACAAACACTCAGGTTGGATTTGTTAGTTATAGTCTTGTTGCTGCTAATGATGACGCAAGTGTAAGTGCATTGCCACCAGGGATGAAATTAGATTTATCCAGTGGTGAAATTGCTGGCAGAGTTCCGTATCAAGGTGCTGTATCAAAAGAATATAAATTTACTATTAGAGCTACACGTTACACACCTGATCAGGTTGATGAAAACGTAAGTTCAAGAAAAACATTTACATTACGATTATTAGGCGAGTTTAATTCAAACACAACTTGGGTTACTACTAGTAACTTAGGAACTATAAATTCAAATGTTATAAGCGTATTAAAAGTTGAAGCAACAACAGATGTTCCTAATGCAAGACTATTATATAGTTTAAATAGTGGAAGATTGCCGCCGGGATTACAGTTAAGTTATGACGGAGAAATTGTTGGCAAAGTAAATGCATTTGGGCAAAACTTTTACCGTAGTATTTGGAGAGGCGGTAGAAACTACAAAGCAGGCGATGTAGTAAAAAATAATAACCAGTTATATTCAACCAACAGTGATCACCTAAGTGCTAGTTCAGGTGTATTTAACGACGATAGTGCATTGTGGATAGAATTTGCATACATAAGATCAGGATTAACAGTATTTGATCGTGACGCATTTACTACCGACGGTGCAGAAACAACGTTTGACAGAGTATATAAATTTACAGTAAATGCTGAAGATCAGTACAAATACACAATAACAAAGCGTGAATTCCAAATACGTGTAAGAGATCCAGAAACTACACGCTACAGTAATCTTTATCTAAAACCTTTCTTTAAAGAAAACATTAGACAAGAGTATAGCGCATTTATTTCAGATCCTGAAATCTTTATACCAGAAAATATATATCGACCTCAAGATCCAAACTTTGGTATTCAAACTGAAGTTAAAGTTCCTGTATACTACGGCATTGAAACAAATAGACTAGATACATTTGTAAGTGCAATTGCAACTAATCACAAAAGAAAACAATATCGAATTGGAGAATTAAAGACGGCCGTTGCAAACGAACCCGGAACTAATAATGTTGTATATGAAGTAATATACTTAGAAGTTGTAGACCCTGCAAATCCAGCAACAGGCAGAACTAATAAAACAATTACAATAGGGTCGAATAAAAAATTAACTGTAGACACTGTATCATACACACCGTCAGACATGTATTACGATTGGCCTGAAAAACCTTCATTTAGTGTACAAACTAGATCTAAAAATGTAACAGTTACATTAGGCGAAGACTTTGAAATAATTACCAAAGAAGACGGAAGTATTAAACTAGATTGGGGAACCGGATTAGAAATAGACGGAAGAACTGAAGACAAACTACTTAAAATTCTCAAAGGTCTAGGACCTACAATGACATTGCGTCCGGAATATGAAAATAGTATCAAAGCAGATACTACTATACTTAATACATCACAGTCAAATGACAATGTAAAATACATTAGTAATCTTTCTAATATGCGAGATAATATTAGAAACACAGGAGAGTCTGACAGAAACTTTATTCCATTATGGATGAGAAGTTCACAACCTGGAAGTGTCAACGAACTAGGGTATACTAGTTCAATAGTGTTATGCTATTGTAAGCCAGGGACAAGTAAGACAATTAAAAGTGCTATTAATGCAACCGGGTTTGACTTTTCAAAGTTTAATCTAGACATAGATAGATATATAATTGATAGTACTGACATTACAAGCGAGCCGCAATACTTGTTGTTCGCAAATTACAGATACAACGTTTAACCAAGATAAATAAAACGTAGGAGAAAACAACATGGCAGATAGTGCA